CCAATCAGAGTACCTGTGATATTGATTCCTGTTGCCTCGGCAAGTTTATCTTCTTCCTCCCCGACAGCAAGTGCATCTAACACATTTAAAAGATCCTCCAGGAAATTTACATCTAGGTAGTTTATATCTAGTTCGGTAAATTCTAGGTCATCGCCCTCTAGAAAGTCCTCATTAAGATAATCAATGTCAAGATCATCAAAATCTAAGTAACTGGCCTCTCCGCTTGATTTTACCTCCTCTATAAACCTCTCGTCCTGTTTAGGTGGATTGACGATAAGCATGTTATCAATTAGTTCAAGGGTAAGATCTAGAATGACAGGTTTACTGGGAGCGGACTCAAACATAGTTGCAGTTGTAGCTTCATAAGGTTTATTAAGAGTCACACTTCCTGCCATGGTGGTTACTACGATCTCTCCAGAAGATATACCAGAGGCACTGGGCAAAAGAATAATTAGCGATTCCCCTAACTCGTTGACTGTGCAGGTAAAGTCCGTACCTCGTATGGCTATATTCGCAGTAGGAGTGCTAAGTGATATGTTTTTCTTGTCTATCTTATTGAGACTACCTGTAATGAAACGTGCGGTACCACTGGCAAACTTAAGAGCCATTTTAGTATTGCTTGGGTTAGGATCGTAGATATACTCGTCAATAATAAGCGAGGAGTGTTCGGTCAAACGGACTTTGGAATCATCTAGGAAACTGATAGCAAGGCGACCATTAGAGGTTCGCACGTCGTCCATGCTTTGTATGCCGAAGTCTATTTTAGGGTCAAACTCATCATCACGAATTACCTTGGCATAGCCTCGTAACTCGCTAACCGAACCTATGTCAACAACTTGTGCTTGTGCCTTGATCGTTTTGGTTGACGCAAACAGTACCATTAGAACCATTAGAAATGATCCTGAGCCAGTCATTATCCAATGTTGATTGTTGGTTAACATTAAATGTCCTGCTTCCGCCTGTGTGTTCTAGTTTAAAGAATTGACCTGCATAACCATCTCCGTCAAAAGTAACATTGTTATCGTTACCGTCTAGATTCATGTAATTAGTGGCTCCATCGGCATCAATACTCGCAGTTATTGTATTACCGCCTCCATTAATAATCCAATCTAAATCTAGTTGCGAAGCAAGAGCTGCAGTCGCTTGGTTGAGTGTCAGGTTGTTGGTGTTACCTGTCACGTCTACAAAAATATTAGAGTTATCGGCACCAAAGGTATTGGTGGGATCCGTCTGTATATTGAAAGTATTACTATCCCCATCAAACTCAAAGAAGCCTGTATAAGTATCCGAGGTTATATCGCCCAAGAACTTGTTAAGGTTTCCTATCTGATTAATGTCTATGGTCGCCGAGGTCACGTCAAGATCTAAAGCTGTAACTGTGCCAGGTATAGAAGCTGTACCTCCGATAAGGTTTCCCGAGCCTAACTGCTCTACGTCAATATCAACGGTTGCACCTGACTGATCTATGTACACCTCGTTATCGGCAGAGAAGATAGATCCTGCTACCATTAAAAATCCAACCGCAAAAAATTTATTCATCCTTAATACTCCAATACTTTAAATTGTGGCCTTCTTTTATGGTCTGTAGAACTGCAGTTTCTATAGCTGCTTGGAGAGCAAGGTTTACTGATTCGTTTTCGGTCATACCATTCTCTACTTCTACTAACTCTGTGTCGCTTGCCACAAATCTAAAAACATCTTGGGATACCGCAACACTAAGTATTGTTTTGGTTACCAAGACCTCTAATAATATGCGACCAGTAGATACTGATACTGTGCGTAAAGATACGATAACTGTATCTTGGCGATATTCTTTGGAACTTCCTATTCCAAGATATCTGGCACCATAACCGCCTGATTTAACATTGCTTTCATATCCTACAACACTGCCTTCCATTAGTAAACCTGCAAATAATAAAGGCTTTAAGGGTTTTTGCTCTTCAAAGTTTTCTCTAGTGGACCTGATGATCTGTCGCTCTTTGGTCAGGTTATCTAAGCCTGTTCTTTCTACCACATGAAAGAAGCCTGAGTGCTGTAAGGCTCTTATCAGATATATATGCGGGGCTTGAGTAACCGCCGTAGAAAAAGTAGCGAATGAACTGTTGCCCCTGCGTTGGCCTGTATCGTCCTTAAACGCAGTAGGGTAAACGGCAACAGTCGGTTTCTTTTCAGCTTGACCCACTAGAGTTAAGTCTTTAATTACAAGACTGTTTACCTGTGCTAATTCGTTGGTAGGTTCATTTTGCCACTTACCGTTAATAGCACAACTAGAAAGTAAAATTACCGATAGGCAGAGATATAGTCGTAACACCACCTGTCTCGTCGGTAATCGTAAGAGTGATAAAGTCGCCATCTGATACATAAGCTATTTGATTGCCTTCTAAAGTGATTGTCCCCTCGGTTGAGGGAGTCTCGCCAAACAAGTTTTCTACAAGCTGTCTGGACAACTGTGCGTATATACGACTTTCTAAATTCCTAATAAACCGTGCTAACGTGGTGTTTTCTTTGTCTCTTTCTATTTGTTCCTGTAACGCCTCTATTTCTTCCTTAATGGTTAGTTTACGGCTAAATTCTTGGTTTTCTATGGTGAGGTAATGCGCTGATGTGCCTATACCCGAGAAGCTTGGACTCTTGAACTTAAAGACCATCTCGTCGGCAAAGACACTCTGTATCCCGCCTATAACAATACTTAGGACAATAACGGCAATGCCTGTTAAAGCAAAGTAATGCTCAAACCTTCTTTCTGCTAGGGTTTTTCTTCTCTTGCTCATTTTTTAACTTATTCTCTTCTTTTAACTCTAAAACGGTGTTCACCTTTTGCTGTAATCGTATCATATCTTGATCTAAAAGGCGTAGTTGGTCAGTCAATCGGATAATGGTTTTTTTCATATCCTGTATAGATGGGTCTATAGTATTAGTGATTGTTTGCCAAACATAATAGACGAAGTAGCCTAAACCCATCACCATGACTACTGGGAAACCAAAGTCTGCGATAAGTTGTGCTATATCCATTAATCCCTTCTAGCATCTATCTTGCCATCTTCAACAAAGTTCTCTGCCCTTGCTATCCGAGCTAAGTCTGGAGATAAATCCAAGGCACTAGAGACGCTTACGTCTATTCTTATCATGTCGTTATTCATTATAGATGCTCTTGTGATAAGCATCTGCGTTATACCTTGTATGGTCTTGATCTCAGACACTAAGCCGTCCATAAGCTGTTTCATAACCAGAAATATGAAGTAAGCCATGACTAAAGCACCTGCAATCGGTACCCCGACTTCTGCTATGAGATTAAATGTATCCATCAATCCTCGCCCTTGAACTTCTTGCTCTGTCCTGAGGTGCCTGCGTAGATCCCAAAGACTGCCGCCATCGCTCCAACTACGATTGACACTAAGGCGGATTGCTCTAAGTTTGGTTCTGGAAGTTCCATGAACCAGATCACTACCTTATAGAGAAGAATAATGTAAACGCTGACAAAGATTCTAGGGAATATGCGCCAAGCATCTACTGTTTTGGCAAGATGTACCCACTTTGCAAAAGGGTTATCAGCTTCGTTTCTTGGGGTTACGTCAATATCAAGCTCAAGTTTTTTCTTAATTGGAGCTTCGGTATTCTCCTTTGTTATATCTTCATTCATATAATCCTCCTATTTGTTCATAGCCAAAATTAATAAGTTGCTTCTGATAATCCAGAGCTTTGTCTATATCATAAATCTTTTCAGAGGAATGTTCATGTCCGCTTCTTTCTAAGATCTCTTTGATAACTACGGTATCGTCCTCCAGAATACGAAAGGAGACGTAATGCCCTTCGTGTAAGTAGATCCCACTCCAAAGTACGCTGTGCATTAGCTCGGTTGGGTTGGCCATACTATATCCGCAACGGCATCTGAATTTGTATAGCTTGAAGGCAAGTCCCTTAGTGCTTGTCGGTAAGTAGCCCACTCTGTTTTTTTTGAATCCGAAAGAGGACTATCTGGCATCTGTGTCCAATCGCAATCTTGCAAAAGATCGTCACGCATATCTCTAAGATAACTTAACGTAACAATATCGGTGCCTGT